GCTGCATATGACAGTGGACTCGGCAGTGGACATGTGGATGCGATCATCGATGCATTCGCAGTTCGTGCCAAGGAACTGAACAGCAAAGTAAAGGATCCGGCAGCGGAAGCACAAAGCCTTAAGGCTATGCTCGAGCGTCCAACATCCATCCGAGAAGTGGAGCGACGTCTGCGGGATGCAGTTCGTCTCTCACGTAGCGAGTCGACAAGATTCGCAAAAACCATCTGGAACGAGCTTCGGGATGAAGCGTCGAGCGAAGATGTAACCATCGTCGACCAACCGAGCGAAGTGGACGAAGCGAAGAACGCTCTCCTCCGCCAGCTCATGATCCTGGAGTTATCCTAATGAACATTGAACAACTCGAAGCACAGCGACAGTCTACTATCGCAGCTGCTAAAGAAGTCCTCATCAACGGCGGCGACATGTCCGAAGCGAATCGCCTCCACGCATCCGCAAAGTCTCTCTCTGAGCGCATCGACATGCTTCGCGAGTTCGGCTCCGTGCCTGCTCCTGTCGCATCCGAAGCGCCAAAGTCTGAGCCATGGAAGTCTGGCAGTGTTGTCCGGAATCCATTCCCTGGACCAAAGGCTGAGGCTGATTACAAAGCATACGCATTCGGCCAGTGGGTGCGTGGTACGGTCCTCGGAAATGCTTCCGCAGCCAAGTGGTGCAACGAGCATGGCGTCAAGTCGCAGACCGAAGGTGACAACGGCGCTGGTGGATATACGGTTCCTGAAATCGTTTCGAGCAGCCTGATCTGGCTTCGTAACGAGTACGGAATCGCACGTCGTTACAGCCGCATCTATCCGATGACTTCTGACATCCTCAACGTGCCAAACGCCTCCACTTCGACCACGACTTATTATCCTGGTGAAGCGACCGCCATCACGGCATCGGACATCACCTTCACACAGGTCGCACTGACCGCGAAGAAACTCGCGATCTTGACCATTGTCTCCAAAGAGTTGAACGAAGACACCGTCATTGACTTTGGTGCAACATTGGCTCAGGACTTCGCATACGGCCTCGCCAACGCTGAGGATGCAGCTGCATTCCAAGGTGATGGCACATCGACGTATGGTTCGATCACTGGAATCATGCCAAAGATCAAGGCGCTTTCTGGAACCTTCTCCAGCATTGCCTCGATGGTCGTCGGTCCTTCCGGATCACAGACTGCACTCTCCAGCTTTACCCTGGCGAACTTCCAGTCGATGGTCGCGAAGCTTCAGCCATATGCCACGCAGCCACGCTGGTACATGCACAAGCAGGTGTTCTACAACGGCGTCGCAGACAAGTTGATTGCACTCTCCGGAAACAGCATCATGGACATCCAGAATGCTTACGGTCCTGAACCAACACTGTTCGGTATTCCGATCTCGTTCGTTCAGAATATGCCAAGCGCACCAGCTGCAAATCGTGACATGGCAGTCCTCGGAGATCTCTCCAAGGGTGTCGCGTTCGGTGACCGTCGTGGCGTGAGCGTTGAGGTCTCTGACCAGGTGAAGTTCATCGAGGATGCGCTTACGTTCAAGGCAACCGAGCGCTATGCGTTCAACGCCTTCGACGTTGGCAACGTGACTGCAACCGTGGCCGATCAGGTCCCAGGTTCGCTCATCGTCCTTCAGTGTGCTGCTAGCTAGTCTGTAGCACCTTCGCAGTCAAGGGGAGCGGGATACCATTCCCGTTCCCTTTTTGTTTTTAGGATGTAAACCATGCCACTCACTCGGACAGAAGCACTCGACCGTCTCGCTTGGATGGTCGCATCCGATCAATACCCGTTCTTGGATTCGACTGCACTACAGCAGCTCGTGGACGATCACGCTCGCTGGGGTCTCTGGATCGCATCCACTGCCTTCGTGGTCGGCGACATCATCATCCCAACCGTGGCGAATGGTCGACTCTACCAGTGCGTCATCGCAGGGACATCGAGCGCCACGGAGCCGCAGTTCCCGCAGTGGACCAGGACACTTGGCTACAGCGTCAATGACGGCAGTGGTGACCTCTTGTGGCAGGACATTGGACCCGCCAACATCGAGCGCTATGACATTCGCACAGCTGCGCGACAGGGGTGGATTCGCAAAGCGTCCAGCATCACGCACCTCATTGACGTTAAGGATGGTCAGGTCGACGCAAAGATGGCGGTGCTCCGCGAGCACTGTCTCGACCAGGCGAAGCGCTTCTCACCAATGGTGTTCGTATGATTCCAGCAGGGTACAGCACAGCGCTCAAGAACGCGATCCAGGCGTATTCGTACGCTGACCGTGTCGCGATCTGGCGAACCGTCAATGCGGCGGATGGCATCGGCGGCGTCAGTCAGCACTGGATACAGGTTGCTGATATTCGTGGCACCATAAGCAACACCGGCGATACCGAAGGCGTGGTCGGCGGCATGATCGAGCAGTCTGGCACATGGACGCTGACGTGCTCGCCTGACATCGAGGTCAAGGCCGATGACAGGATATACACCAGCGGGAATCCGCAGAACCTGGCGCCATACTACGAGTGCATCGGCAGTGACTATGGCCACACGAATGCAGTCAGTCAAACCATCGGACTACGCGCCAGGACAAACGGCTAACTGTATCTACTGCGTGGTGGTACGCATCGACTCCATCGCACCATGATATGAGTGAAGTTATTGATGGGGTGAGTCTATGAGTCCAGAGATGTGGGTGCAGATCGGTATCCAAGCTTTTATTACGACCGTTAGTATTGGTGCCGCTTGGGTGGCATTGCAGGTCAGGCTGACACGCCTGGAGACTCAGGTGGCACACATCATCTCGACGCTCGATGGTCAACAGCAGGAAGTGCGCCGCATCGAACAGCGACTCGGTAAACTCGAGAACAAGGTGTCAGCGTTGGAGGCAGTCATAAACAGATGAACTCTATATCAATCAAACGTTTAGTGGTCGTTGTGATCGTGGCTTTCGTAGCTGCTTTCACTTCCGTTTTCGGCGATGGAGTCCGCACATCCGAAGCACACGACATCAGCGAGCTGGGCGCAGTGATGGCACTGTACGGAAGCAAGGCGGTAGCGGCGGGTGTCTCCGCTGCGGTTAGTTCGGTGCTGGCGTTCCTCACGATGCCGTTCAAGGGTACGGGAATCAATGCGCTGAAGGTGGGCAAATGAACGGTATCAACTTTCGAGACTTTATGGCCGTACAAACTCCAGATGGTCTTGACTGGATTGTGACTGGTGATATCTATGACAATGACAATGTCAAGGTAGGCACATTCAATGTGACACATCCTGATGGTTCAATTACTGGAACATCAATCAATCAGTGGTGGGTGCGTCAACCTCAAGAATTTCAACAGCCTTTTGTTAGTCAGTTTTCGTATTATATGGCTGTGCAAATCACTACCGGAGCAGCTCTCTAATGCCTAATTACTATGTGAGACCAGATGGGTCGAATGCTAACGCAGGCACTGGTCAAGCCGCTGGTCAAGCGTGGCAGACAGTGCAGTACGCTTTGACTAACGCCACGTTAGGTGCTGGTGTAAATACGATTTATATCGCTCCCGGTATCTATCGTGAAACCGTAACCATCAATATAACCCCATCGGTAACTAATACCTTAGTGATTGAGGGTGACCCGACCTGCCAACAGTTTAGCGGTATCACTCCGGGCATTGTCCGCCTTACCAATATGGCATCGGACACAGGGGCATATTCAACAGCCAGCGCGATTACTGGAGTAAGTAAGACATACACAACAATCAAAAAACTATGCATCGAAGGCACTATTACTTTTAGTGGATCAAGTAACAACCTAACGATTACACAGTGTCAACTTGCGATAATGCCTGCTGGCGCACAACCTTGGGTAGACTTGGCAGTAAATGGAAACGTTACAATTTCAAACTGTATAGAACATTGTCTTGTTACAACCAGTGGGGGGACGGCTGGTGGAAACAATTTCGCTTTAACAAATAATGCTCAAGTTTCATTTTTTGACAACGTCGTTATGCCGATGTTGTCGAATGGGTTTGCCATACTTTCCGCTACAACTGGTTGTAATGCGAATGTATACAACTGTACATTTGCTGGATATTTTAACTTTGGAGTTTACGCGAGACCGACATCTACTGGATGCGTAACGGTGCGAAACTGCATCATTGCTGGACGTGGTGCTAGTGCTGCTTTGGATTCTTCACCGGGTGGCGGAATCGTTGAAGACTACAACCGCATCTTATATAGCGGTACTTTACGAAGTGGCCCATCGGCAGGAGCTAATACTGTAACCACTGGAGCATTAGGACTTGACTACGGGTACTCATACCTTGTTGGATTGTCTCCACAAGCGTTCCTTGGCCGTATGCTTGTTAGTCCAAATGCAGGGTTTGGAAATACAAGCGGCGCACCACTCGCTGACCTATATGGTGTGACGTGGCCAGCGAATCCTGACGCTGGAGCAGTAACCTACAATCTAATCAACACTGTTGGGCCTTATGTGCCAGCAGAGCGCAACGCATCAGCGATAACAATCGCACCTGCAAGCACATCACAAAGCATTGAACTCTACCTCGGTGCTACAGGCCTAACGTTTGCAACATCTGGTCTAGCGGCCTACTACGTCAGGAATCAGTCCGCTCCGGTGGCTATTACGCTGGTAACGCAGACAGCAACAGGCGCGTGGACATCTGGTGGCTTTGCAGAGATATCGTCGAGCCTCGTGCCGGGCGTGTATCGTTTGGACGTTCCCGATGCCGCATTTGCCGCTGGTGCATCTGATGTCACGATCGTGGTGCGTGGTGCCTCTGGTACGAATGGAGCAGTCTTGACCGTTACACTTTCAAGTGGTGGCTTGACGGCAGCGCAGACAGCCGCAGCGGTCTGGGATGAACCATACACATCGCACGTAACAGCATCTACGTTTGGAGCACGAACACTAAAGACAACGGTCGACAATCGTCCTGCAGATGTCGGGACATCGTTCCACATCCATGCTAATGTCCACGCGATTGTCGATTCAGCAGCAGCTGCTTCCGAGCTCTCTGGCGCTCTCCTTCACAACGGAACAGATTACATTTCCGCAGATCTTTTGACGCCTGTGTCAGCTGCGACCAGCGTACACATCGGACCTTATCAACTCCTGGCTGATGGTTTAGGTGCTGATCAGCCACTTGATGTCAATGTCGGCACCGCCACGAGCATCGATGTCCAGGTCACTGACGCGAATGGCACAGGCATCGACATCACTGGCGCGACCGTCACAGCGAAGG